GATCTGGGTTTCCTGTGGATTCCTTATGATCAGCTTTCTGTTGATGTTTATAGAAAAATATAAGCATTTCCATGAGGAACATGAAATTAAATAAATATGACCATTTTTAACCATTATATATTGAATTTAAAGGATTAACATTCACGTATCATGTTATATCTTCACGTAACTTAACACAAAAATGGTGTACAAATGGTGTCAAAACTAAACAGTACAATGAGACAATTTTCCTAAAATAACTACCAGAGGAGGTAGGTAAATGATGTTAACACTCCGGTGACATCTTGTACCTTTAATAATTTTATGATATGATTATTTATAATTATGTCAGGAGGTACTTCAAATGAGAGGTAAAAGACGAGTAGTGGAATTAACAACTGAAGAAGTTAAAGCGCAGATTGCATCAACAGAAGAACAAATTACTAAGCTTACTGACGAGCTTAAGACTCTTAAATTGCAGAAAAAGAATCTTTCTAAAGATCTTGTTGCAGCAGAGAAGAAAGAAGCAGCCGTAAAAGAAGAACAGTCTATGAAAGATCTTGCCAAATTACTTCGAGAAAAAGGACTTTCTGTAGAAGACGTTCGGAATATGCTTGATAAAGAATCAAAGTAAAAAAATGGGTAGCCAAGTATAATGCTTGACTACCCATAAATTATAGTACATTGTCTTTTGTATATCTGACTTCCAGAGATTCAATATCTGGAAGTAATTTCTCATGATAAATATCATTTCCACCAGCCTTTTCATAAAGCTTTCCCATCTCTAGGAATGTCTTTAATCCATCCGGTGTGATGTACCCTTGTGCCATAAAGTCTCTATGCATTCTCCAGAGAGAACTTCTAAATGATGCTACAGTACACTCATCTTGATTAGTTATAAAGTTCTGCATCAAAGTTGTAAGATCAGTAAGCTGTGTGCTCAGAGTATTTTGATTTGTTCTCAGATCATCTCTGATATTAATGGACTGATCATGATAATTATGCTGAGACTGCTCAAAATCAGCAATTTTCTGTTCCATATCAGACAACTTCTTCTCTAAAGCTTTCTTCTGTAGAGATGCTTTTGTTTCGAGACCAAGAACATCAAGAAGTTTCTCCCATCCAGCTTTTAAAGCTATAACAAGCATTGCACAAAGAAGTAAAGATATGATCACATTGATCTCACCAAACTCATGGATTTTCTGTATCTGTTCAATACCCATGACGTACCTCCTTATGCCTTAATGATATATTTGGCTGATACATAGCCAACATATTCTTTTTTAGTGATTGATACTTTGTACCATCTGTCACCTTTAGTATCTTTTGTAACTCCGAGGACATTAATAAGATTGTCTTTATTTAACATCGGATACTCTGGAAGTAACGGATGTTCAGTACCAGGTTTTTTGCGAACATTCAATTTACTTGCAGTTACTTTTCCTACAAATGGATATTTTTTTGTAGTTGTTGCAGCAGGAGTATTAGGATTTTTAATGTTAGATTTTTCTACATACCCTATATATTTTGCAGCGATACGAACCTGATATCTTGTACCAGATTCACCGATGATATCCACAAGATTACCTGCATTAAGTTTAGGATATGTACTTAGCTTAGAAGCTCCTGTAGCGCCTGAGAATACATCTGTTCCATTAGCTGTACAAGAACCTACCCATGCAGTATAAGATGGCTGTACAGGTGCAGGAGATGTTAAAATAGATGTGACAATAGAATAGTCTGGGCGACAAAACTTTGTTCCAGGGAGATTTGAATTATAATAACTCTTAGCATAAACTCCACCACCATTTGGAACAATAGAAGAGCCTCCTGCAGTGTTACCTTCAATAGTATAGAATTTATCTCCTTCGACTTTTGTCACTAATCCAGTATGAGCGAATGTGCCATTACGATAGAAGATTACAATGTCTCCTCGCTGTGGATTTGCATACTTTGTGAAGAGATTTCCAAGAGCAGGACAGTATACATAAGGCCAATGTTTAAGAAGCTTTTTAGCTGTCTCTAAGCCGAATGTTTTCATCATACACCAGCTCACAAATGCAGCACACCAAGCCTGTGCCTGATACTGAGGATATACGTCTCTCCAGTATTTAGTGTAGTTATTGTAACCTGCATTTGCAGTTTTATCATCAAGCTGAGAATTAGATTTCTTCTCTAAATATCCAACCTCATTTTCAGCGCAAGCAATAAGAGCATCAATAGCCTTTTCTTTGTTCATAGTATCACTTCCTTGTGTAGTTGTTGGTTTGGGAGAGTTTGTAGAAGTAGTAGAAGATTTAGAATAGTCTTTATAGAATACACTTCGATCGGTTTTTGTTGGAATACCAGGAATGGTTGCCTTACTAGAGTATTGCCATCCAATAACACCAGTAGAAGCAGGAACTCTTAATCTTTCCTGTAATTCACCGGTATCATTATTAGGATATCGAGCAACCCAACAATCATACTTTTTAGCACCTTCTGGTAACTGGTTCTGATACCAAGAATAACCACAGTAAATACCAAATTTATATCCAGCTTTGACAATAATAGCTCTAAATGCTTCAATCATTTTCATCATTAAACTGTCAGATAAATTCTCCTGACATTTATCCTCTATATCAAGAAACACAGGATAATCCAGTTTTCTTTTATTCAATGTTTTAATAACTACATTTGCTTCATTTTTAATTTGAGCAATAGTAGTAGCATAGCTGTATTTATAGACTCCAACAGGAATTTTATTCTCAATACAGCCTTTATAATTAGGTTCGAATGTGCTATCAACAATATTTCCTTTTTCTGTAATTCTTAGGATAGCGAAGCCCATTCCATAACTAGCAACAGTTTTCCAGTCGATGTTTCCATTCCATCTGGAAACATCAATTCCTTTAATTTCTGCCATAATATCAAGCCTCCTTTTAGTCAATAAAAAAGAGAGGCTTTTAATCCTCTCTTTCAAGTTCTTTCAACATATTAAGTTCTGATTCAGAAATAATCTCAAGCGCCCATTCATCTGGCACATAGTTTTTCATTCGCTTACTCATATTATTTTTTCTATAATATTTATTCCAGAAATACAGATTCCCAAGAGCACGAGCTTTATGCATAACACATATATAAGTAGCTTTTGAGTCAGGAGTACCATTCACTTGATAATCATAACCAGAACAATTAGAACATCCTGCAGCTATAGGACAATAGAAACATTCATCTGTACTCTGTGTCCTTCTATCTATTTTTGCCATACAATTAATTCTGCATTTATAACATTCTGTGCATCCTATACCATTATCTACATCACCAATAGAGTACGGTTCTTGCTCTCCATTAAGAGAAGATTCCATATATCTGATACATGGAAATATGCGACCTTGAGGATCGCAAGCAATCATTGAATTACCAACGCCTCCACACCAACTTTGTAAATCATCAGGATCTTTAGGCTGAAAGAAGTCTTCATTATAAAGGGAACAGAAGAAATCACGTTCAAAATCAAAATTCTGTTCCAAGAAATAATCAGATATACGTTTCATTTGATCATAAAGAACAGTTGCATGTACAGGTGTCCAACCCTTTTCATATACACAATTGGCATTGATTTCATCATATCCAAGATCGACCATATGCTTAATAGCATCGTATAGAAAGCTGATATTGCCCGGAGCAATTGTGATCTTGCTTCCCATATGATTTCCACGTTTCATCCAATCTGACGCAGCATCGACAGCTATGTCATAACTTGGACCACCATCTGGAAAAACTCGACAGGAATCATGTAATTCTTTATTCCCATCAATAGTAACTGAGAAAGATAATCTATTGGCCCACTTACGAAGAAATGCTTGTACTTTTTCGTCTCTGTATAAAACACCATTTGAACAAATAGAGAACATAGTTTTCATGGCCCAAGGATGATCCAACTCTATGAGTTTATCCATAATATAAGTACAGATTTGATCTATAAGCTCTATCTCAAGAAAGGGTTCTCCTCCAATGAAATCTACAACCAATCCAGGAGATTTCTCTGGATTGATATAAGATTTAAAACCTTTTTCACCTGATACAACTAAATCAAAGAATTTCTTAGCTGTTTCAAACGACATTCGATTTTTTCCTTTGTGTCCTTGGTAACAATATAGACACGCAAGGTTGCAATCATCAGTTACTTGAAAAGTGATACTCTGTGTTAATATTCTTTGTCCGTCATCGGTTTTTACCTTCTTAGATGGATAAAGTCTAGCTATCTGGTCCGAATATTGTTCTGTCCTTTTCATGCTATTCCCTCTAATTCTGGAATCTCACAATTACATTTAATAGTAATAGTCATTTCGTCAGAATTATTTGGAATAATCCAACTATACTGATGACCTTCGAGGTATTCTGGGATGTATTCCTTTGCCATCTCATTTGCAAGAGCAGCATACTTTCTCTGTAATTCTGCACCACGTTTATTGTAAGACATAAGAGTATCTCCATTGATGAGTTCTAAATCGCTTGGATGTGATTCAATAACTCTCTGTACAATGTCTTTTACGAAGTTTAATTCAAAATTAACTCTTTCAAGCTCTGTAGCTTTTTCTTTATCAACCTTTACGATTATTTTTCTCATATCCTTATATTCCTTTCATTCTTAATTATTTATCAGAAGCTGTTTCCGTTTTTTCTTTAGTTTCTTCTTTAGTTTTTTCTGTTGTTGTTTCAGTGGTCTCAGTAGGAGCTATGGTTTTATCTGTAGCTAATGAGATATTAATAACACTTCTTTCATTGGAGATTTCTTCTGAAATACTTTCAATTTTCATTCCAGTATAATCTTTCTGGGTATTCCCATAAATAATTTTAAAACCTGTTCTATTTTCATCAGTAATCATATCCTTAATAGTGTTTAAAGATTTATCAGAATTGAAGATAGAAATAGTAGCCACGATATTTCTATTCATATCATTTCCCAACCCATCTTTATATCCTTCATATGAATATGTATCGTTAGCACGAGTAATAATTAGTTCTTGTCCATCTTTTAAAATAAGTTTCATAACAATTCCTCCTGTAATTTAAACATGGACCAAAGCATTACACTTTGATCCATGATCCGTTTTGTTTTACAAATATTTTTCCTGATTTACGGGTGATTCGACAGAAACCATTTCCGGTATGGCCTGTTTCATTTGTTCCATCAGGTGATTTAAATGATTGATTTCCTGCTATAGTTTGCGCATTGGTAAGGTAGTAAGAAGAATTTACATAATTACCACTTGGATAATTAGCAGCAGTAGCTGAAGTGTAAACATATCCTGAACCTCCGCCATTATAGCCTTGGTAGTTAGTGCTATCACTATAATCAGAACATGCACCACCGCCATACCATCCACCTCCGCCACCGCCGGAACCATAATTATAATTAGTTCCAGAAGTTGTTGCAGAACCACCTTGACCAAACGAACCATTTGTACCTGCAGCAGTTTGTGTAGCTCCATATCCAGAAGCAGAAGAACCACCAGTAGTTCCACCGCCATATTTTGTTGTAAGCGAATTTTCTGATGATGAACCTCCACCGCCACCAGCGACAATAACTCTAGCATAAAGATCATTTTTTTCTATACGAACATCGGTTGCACCGCCGCCGCCTTGTCCATAACTACTATAATTATAAGTTCTTGAACAACCTTTTCCTCCTCCGTTAAATCCACCAGGTGTTTCACCTGTTGAAGTTGTAGCTTCTGGTTGTCCACCAACATAAATATATAAATCCGTAGAATTTTTAGTTAGAGTTATGGTTCCGACAGAATATCCTCCAGCACCACCATAATAACTACTATATGAACCTCCTTGAGCACCCCAGCATTCTATTGTATATTTTCCTCTTGGAAGTGATATAGCTTGAGCTGTTCCTGTATAAGCAAAATCCATTACGGCATTAGCGCCAGCATCATAAATTTTATTGTTCATCTTCATAAATACTGGAGCTGCTTTTTTAATTTCATTGTTCATTTTACAATGTAGAGTTTTCTTTTTGATATAACAGGTAATCCTACAATAGCCATTATCAGAATGACCAGTTTCTGTAGTGCCAGAAGGAGATTTAAAAGATTCATTGCCAGATAAATTAGAAGCATCAGAAAGATAGTAAGATGAATTTAGAAGACAGCCTTGAGGATAGTTAGAAGCAGAAGAGGAAGTATAAACGTAACCAGAACCACCTCCGCCACCGCCATCATCATCTCCAGAACCATCAGGATAAGTACCTTGTCCACCGTACCATCCTCCGCCACCGGCTCCACCATAACCTGAAGCGTAAT